ATGTTTATAAGAGGTGCAGCATGGATGCTTTATAGGCTTGTAAAAAATAGAGGACAGCGTCATGTTTATGTTCCTCATGATATGAGTCTTGATGAGGCAATCCAACATTGTGAAGAAGTATTACCATTAGCCGAAACATCACAATGTGCACGCGAACACATGCAGTTAAGAAATTGGTTGATTGAATTGAAAAACTATCGCAACAATAACAAAAATATTTAATTATTATGCAATACAATAGAGATTATAACAGTAGTTCGAAATGCGACCCATGTGCATCGGATAATTCTATGAGTGGATGTTATGAAAGTGATTCAAATAGATTTAATAACGATGAAATAAATTATGGGTATGTAAGAAAAAACATTCAAAAATTAAATGAAGGGACTATTTATCTTTTAAAACTCGTAGAAAAGAGAGGATTTAATGATAGAGGTATTTTTGAAATGATAAATGAATCCGATTGTATTAAGTTTTTGAAAAAATACGGAAAAGATTTGCCCGACATATGCGAACAATTATATAATGCAAATATATCATGTTTAACATATTCTAAATGGGGTTATATTATTTTATCTAAATTAACAATAGATAGTGCAGACAAACAATATATATCGTTTTATTACGATACTACAGAACATAAAAATAAGAAATTTTTAATCGATGTAAATGAAATGGCAAAATCAGAATTTTATTTACATAATTTTACTGAAATAAAAACCATAGATGAGCGGACAGATGTAATAACTTATTATGGTTATATGGCTACATTTAAAAAACAACTCCGTTAAAATATACTAATAATCTTCTTATTTATTTGGAAGACTTCCACAAATTTTATAATTTTGTTAAATAAAAATTGGCATTTATAACCAATTAAACACTATTTAACAAAATTAATATCACCCTTGGTAGAAGGGGTTGAGGACGTGGAGTAGTCGGCAGTAGTCGGGACGGTGAAACGTCAATATGTATGTGTATGAATATATATAATTACCTAAGGCTAAGGGATTACCAGGAGGTGGGGATAACCCGTCTGAGAAATGCCCTGACTAATCATAAGCACGTCATATTCTCTGCCTGTGTAAGTTACGGCAAAACGGTCATAATGAGTTTTATGGCTAAAGGTGCTGTCGAAAAGGGGAATAAGGTGCTTATCGTATCCCACAGATCTGAACTTATGACACAGGCAGGGGGAACGTTGGAAAGAGTTGGCATACAAGCTGAATATATCTCCCCTAAGCACAGGAACATACCTAAAGGTCTAGTAGTATCCGCAATGGCTCAAACTCTCCGTAGAAGGCTCGAAAAACCCGAATGGGCTGAATGGGTTAAGAGTGTATCTCTCTGTCTGATAGACGAAGCACATTCGTCTGACGCGGATTATCTCTTTGAATCTGGTTTGCTTGATGATAAGTATGTAGTAGGTCTTACAGGAACCCCGATGAGAAGTGGGAACCAAAGGCAGCTTGGTATGAACTATGAAGAGATTGTAGAAACCGCTCAGATACAGGATATGATGGACCGGGGAAATATAACCAAGTTGAGAACGTTTACAGTTGATGCGCCCGACTTGTCTAAGGTTAATACCGATTATCGTACAGGTGACTTTGATAGCAGGCAGATGGGGGCAGTGTTCAACAAGTCTGTACAGTACAAGGGGGTGATTGAAAACTATATGCGTATCTGCCCGATGAAAAAGGCAATCTGTTTTGATGCCACACAGGCAAATGCGATAAGGATGTGCGCTGAATTTAATGAAGCTGGCATTCCTGCAAAATTCCTCATATCAGGCATAGACAAGAACAAACCTGATGAGTTGGCATTATATGAAAAATACAAGCATCTTACAGGAAACAGAGAACAGCTTATCAAGGATTTCCATGACGATAAATTTACCGTTATATGCAACAGTGGCATATTGTCTACGGGATACGATGAAACAAGTATAGAGGTTTGCATATTAAACCGTGCTACACAATCCGTTCAGTTCTATATCCAGGCAACTGGCAGGGCTATACGACTTCACCCAAACAAGACGGAAGCATTTCTCCTGGACTTCGGTGGTAACATATCACGGCTCGGCAAGTTTGAGAATGAACGTAAATGGGCTTTATGGCATAACAAGGGGAAATGTGAAGGAATACAAGGAGTGAAAGAGTGTAAACAGTGTGGTAAATATATTGCCATAACCGCTTCGGAATGCCCTTTCTGCGGATATGTATATCCAACCGAAAAGGAAATAAGAATCGCGGAACTGCAAGAACTGGTAGGAGATTTAAAGTTCGAGCAAATGACACCTACGCAATTTTTCCAGTATGCGGAACTTAAAGGATACAATACTTACTGGGCGATACGGCAGTTGTATATCAGAAATACGGAATCTGATTTTCGTAAAGCCATGAAAGAATGCGGATATTCCAGCAAGTTTATATGGGGGTATATCAAAAGAAACAAAAAATAACATTATGAAAAACAACATTAATCCTTGGGAAGTGTTTGATGAGATTGAATGTTCCCATAACCCGGAATATATTGTTTGCGTGTCACATCTTAGACATTACACGAATATTTTTGGCATAGACAAAAGGCTTATAGATTTTCTTGGGATGTAAAAGAATACAATCTTAGATATTGAAACATTTTGTTTTGGCGGAATGGACGTTTTCAGGATAAAAGAAAATTATGTTTCCGTAATAGAAGATTGTAAAAGACAAAGGGAAGCAAAGAAAGAAGCCTTGGAGAAAAACAGGAAATTGATAGCCATGCTAAAATTGAAACGTGAAAATATGTGCGGCATAGGTACAAGAAAGGTAAAATTAATGCTTAATAAAAAGATAAAACAAGGAGATTTTACGGCTAAAATTTACCGTGTTGCATTGGAGATACAAGATTACAACATAAAGGCTAAAGACGCTCCATTTCCCTACTCGGAAAAGATGTACGCAAAGAAAGAAGATTTGATTGACAAACTTATCGAAATATATAACGAAAGTAAGTTCTCTTTTGGGTGCTCGGAGGATAAGGGAAAAAGAGTTTCTTTTATTATGTATTTTGATCTTCCTTTAGGGAATCAAATCTCTTTTCACTCTACAGTAAAAAGGAATATTCCTGCATATGAAAAAGAGTGGGATGGATTGGTAAACAGTACATTGGACAAGTTAGAAAAAGAAATAAAACAATACTTAAACATTTAATCATGGGAAAAAATTTATTGCAGGAAGTAACAAACTATATTTCATAGGTGACTGGATTGACGAGTATTGCGATTTGCGGTTCGATGATGTGGTGAAATAATGTACGGACGATTTCTTGTCAGAAAACATTTCTTTGGATGATCTTGCAAAATAGCAATACAAAGTCTTGCAGGAACGGAAAGTATTGCTGCTGTCGCTGCAAGCATAGATATACGGTTATTGTGGACGGTTTGTTTGTTGGATATGTCTGCTATATTCCTTGGTTTGAAAAAAACGTTGCCATGAAGATAAGAAACAGCGGACATGATATGTGTGAAGGATTTGAGATGGTTGATAACAAACTTTAACCTTTTATTTTTCTCATATATCCCATTTCGTGATACCTTTGCCAAATACAATTTTTTTTTATCATGGCTGAGGAAAAACGGTCTGCGGAAGAAAAGAAAATGCAGAAAGATATAGTAGTTAGTTACAGGAACGAGAAGGAAGGTAAAGGATGCAGGGGATTGCTTGTAGCATTCTTTTCCGAACTTCTCCATCCTGCTGTAAGTGGTAACAAGTCGGCTGAGTTCCGTGCTCTAGGAGCAAAAAAAAGTATGCCTGACCTTGCTTATATACATGACGGTAAGATATATGGCATAGAACTTAAAATGCCTGACAGTAACCATGACCGTAATCATATAATAGAACAGGCTGATGTGATGGCAACATATTTCTTTAGAGGATATTTCGTATGGTCTAAGGAAATGTTGTGGAATATACTTGACGCTATCGAGCGTGGTCAGCCTATAATGTCGAATACATTGCAGGTTAAAGATTACTGTTTACGTAACAGCACTACAAAAGTAAGTTTTGAAAAAATAATAAACATATTAGCATGAATAAGATAGTTTTTGATAGAAAAGTTTTATATTCAACGTTAAACTCAGCCAAAGCCTGCCTTTCCGATACAGGCTTGACGATATTGAAATGTTTCCGTTTTAAATATGTATCATCAGAAAATTCAATAGAGGTTACTTCATACAATAACCTTAATGAGATGCGTTTGATTATTCCCGTTGTTGATTCAGACTGCAATGACGGGCAGGAGTTTGCAGTAGACGGAATAAGACTTGTAAAGTTACTCAAAACAGTAAAGGATTCCATTGTTACGGTAAAGATATATGATAAGGATATAATATTCTCTTACAATGGCAGTGAAGCGTCTTTCTTTGCAGAAGATGTGGAATCTTATCCTGATATTAAAATAGGTAAGCGTGGTACCGGGATAAGGGTCAACGTGAACAGGAATGATCTGTATAGAGCATTAAAAAGGAACATAGGATTTAATGATATCAGTGACGTTGTGACCAGCCTTAGTGGAGTGGGGATAAATTTTATTTGTTCCAATAATTGCATTGATATATGTTCGTCCGATAAGATTGTATTTGTAAGAGATGTTATAGAATGTCAGCCGGATATATCAAAGGACTTGTGCATAAATGTAATGCCTACTTCGGTAAAGGAAGCGTTATCCTTTCTTGAAATGTTGTCAGAAGAAAATGTAACTGTTTCTGTATCTGATGATGAAAGGGTGATGTCTATATCTTATGGGGATTTCGGGTCTGTCTTTAATTGTACTCTGATGGAGGTTAAGTTTGTAAACTACATACCATTGGTAAACAATATAAAATCAAACTTTAATTACTTTATTAAAGCAAGAACTAGCGACTTGATGGATTCCCTTTCAAGAATAAAGGTAATGTCAGATGTGTATAATATATCACATTTTGTTTGCAGGGAGGGAGATAATAAAATGGATATAACATACACAAATGATGCAGGATATAAAATATCGGAAAATGTCGGAATTGAAGGATATTGTCAAGGGCGTTTGGATTGCAATCTGAATATTGAAAAGATGATTAACGCATTGAAGGTATTTCCTGGGGATTATGTTACATTGGCATATACCAATCCTGATAATAATGCTCCTATATGTATCATTAATGAAGAGGGTAATTATAAATTAATGGGCGTAGTAAACATTTTTAAGAGTTGTTAACTATTGTTTAGCCTATCGAATATACCGTTTTATTATTTTTGCAACAAAAATATATAAGATATGGAAGATAAAGAAAAAACAATTCAGATTCTCGCTGAAACGATAGATAGGTTAAACAAGACTATAGAGTCACAGAACAGGCTTATTGAGGATTTAAGAAACAGACTTGAAACAATTCAGAACGAATATAGCCCTTCAATTATGACTGTAGGCGTATTGATAGAAAAGTTGAATAATACAAAGACAAGAAGCGGAAAGGTAAGATTTGAAGCATTATCCAAACATATAATGCAATATCTTACCAATCAGCTTTATGACGAGTATGATTTTAATGATGCCATTCCTACGTTCAAGGAAGTTCCATCTATTGAAAAGCCTGTAAATCGTGACATGATAGATGATATGATCAATGTTATAAAGTCAAAGAGAAAGATAAGCGAATCATCCCAAAAGGCATATCTTTTAATGCTTAAAAGAATATTGTCCGAATCAAAAGAGATGAGCAAATATATCAATGATTATATTATCTCACTGAACGTAAAATCTCCTTCAAATATATCTCTTACGGATGAAGAAATAGAATTATTCTGGAATGTCGAGCCGTTTAACGTTACAGAAAAAATAGTAAAGAAATTGTTTCTGATTCAATGCTATACTGCCATGAGATATTCCGATATTTTCAGATTGAAAGATTCTATGATGGAAGGAAATGTTATTTCGTATATATCAAAAAAGACAGGTAAGAACGTTGAGGTTCCTGTACCTTCCAAGATTATAGAAATGATAAAAGAGGTTAGATCGTTCGATAAATACAACATAGAATCTTCCTTAAAGACTACTATGAATGAAGTTCTACCAACTCTTGGATGTAGAGCAGGTATAAACAAGCAGGTATTTGTAAGACGGGCAAATGTACTTATGAAAGGCCCGAAGTACCAGTTCATCAAAACACATACAGGACGTAGAACAGCTATTACAAGATGGGCTAATATGGGAATACCAGAAGGAGAACTTAAATCTATGGCTGGTCATTCTGATATAAGAACCACGAACAGATATATTACTGCAAGCGTATCAAATAAAACTAAAAATATTTTAACGTATGGAAATTTTGGAGAATGTGCTGTCGATTGACAAAATAAAACACCTTCAAGAACTTGGGGTGAATACAGGTAATGCATCAATGACTTGGATGTTATATCCTTATGAGGAAGGCAAACAACCACAATTATCTTTACGAGAGTGGAGAACTTTCAAGGAACCGTTCAGAAAAGAACATTGTATTCCTGCATTTACTTTGCTTGACATTTTGGAACTGTTACCAAAAGAGATAGAAACAGGAACGGATACTTATTGGATTACAATGTATTTTAGTGACAATTGTTGGCATATATGTTATTCCATGTCGGATGAATTTGATTATTATCAAGAATTTTTATCTTACTCATTAATTGATGCATCTTATGAAATGCTATGTTGGTGCGTTGAGGAAAGATTGATACCATGAAGATAAAACGGAATTAATTCAAAACGACTTGGGTTTGAGCCTTATGTGAGCGTGAATCGTAATACAGGTGCTCTTATAAAAAAGGAGGATATGAATTTACTCGAAGAATGCGTGAGGCGTAGAATTATTGAAATATCAAAATAACGAAAAATAAACAATATCATGGAACAGAAAATAAAGGCTTATAAAGCATTTGATAAGGATTTATCTTGTAGAGGGTTTAAGTATGAGGTAGGTAAGGAATATGAAGAAACAGGCGACATAAAGGTATGCGAGAAAGGTTTTCATGCATGTCCTTATCCTCTGGATGTTTTTGGTTACTATGCGCCGGCCGGGTCAAGATTTTGTGAGGTTGAGCAGAGTGGTAAAATAAACGATTCAAAAAGTGACAAGGTTTGTTCTTCAAAAATTAGAATAGGTGCTGAGCTTGATATAAGGGGGCTTGTGAAAGCAGCTGTATCTTATGTCAAGGAACGGTGTACTAACGAGTGTAATGCGGAACCGGGAAAACCTGCTACGGCTGGTGATAGTGGTGCTGCCACGGCTGGTGATTGTGGTGCTGCCACGGCTGGTGATAGAGGTGCTGCTACGGCTGGTAATTATGGTGCTGCCACGGCTGGTTATAGAGGTGCTGCTACGGCTGGTGATAGTGGTGCTGCCACGGCTGGTGATTATGGTGCTGCCACGGCTGGTTATAGAGGTGCTGCCACGGCTGGTGATAGTGGTGCTGCCACGGCTGGTTATAGAGGTGCTGCTACGGCTGGTGATAGTGGTGCTGCCACGGCTGGTGATTGTGGTGCTGCTACGGCTGGTGATAGAGGTGCTGCTACGGCAAGAGGAAAGGCTTCAACAGGATCTAATGGTTTGTCAGTAGCAAGAGGAAAAAATGTTCAGGTAAAAGGCGGAATAGGTGCAATTTTGGTCATAGCTGAGGAAAGGGATGATACGTATGATATTGTTGATTGGAAGGCTGTAGTAGTTGATGGTGAGGTTGTCAAGGCTGATACATGGTATAGACTGGAAAACGGTGAGTTAGTGGAAGTTGATTAACGGAACAAATATGAATGAAGTTATAAAGCTATATAACGATGATGGATGCGTTCTTAAAGAGGCGTCTAGCAATGACTATGAATCATGGAGTTCAGCAAGAACACTTGGTCCTACGGAAAGAAGGGAACAATACAGAAACCTAGAAACATATAATATAAATATGAATAAAGAAAATATTGATAATCAAGTTTCGGAGATGTTAGAATATACTGCAATTCTAACAAATGAAATCATTGAGGAAGCTAAAAACTACACCCATGAAGAGGAGCGTATGTTTATAAGAGGTGCAGCATGGATGCTTTATAGGCTTGTAAAAAATAGAGGACAGCGTCATGTTTATGTTCCTCACGATATGAGTCTTGATGAAGCAATACAACATTGTGAAGAAGTATTACCATTAGCAGAAACTTCTCAATGTGCTAGAGAACATATACAACTAAAAGAATGGTTAATAGAGTTAAGAAATTATAGAAATAACAACAAAAAATAATCATTATGCAATACAATAGAGATTACGTTGGTAGCTCAAGCTACGCCTCATGTACATCGAATGATTCCACAAGTATATATTATGGATATAAAGAAACGCCTATTACAAAAGAAGGCTATAATTGAATTGGTATGAAAGAAATAATAGATGAACAAATGGTTATGGATGAAAAAGCAGGTATGTTATGACCTTTGTAAACGTGCCGGAATACCGTTCAAAGCCTTTTTCAACCATGCCTTTGAAAGTAATATTACATTAAGGTTTATAAAAGAAAACTATCCCGATGTAATATGGAGGCGTGATTATAAATTTGGGTTCATACAAAATATATGGAAAAACCACAAATCCATCCTTCCTACTGTACAAATAGCTTATTGTTGCAAGGATTATAAGCACAATCCTAAATATGCGGATGCGTGCAGTATTACGGGAGTAAGGAAAGCTGAAAGTAGGAGTAGAAGTACCAGGACGGCATTTGAAGCGAAAAACAAAACGACTTTAAAGAAAAACAAAGAATTGTTTGATTCCTATTTTGAAGAACATTGTCAGTCTATTGGTGCCACTTCCATCATACAATTAAAGCCTATTATAGATTGGACGGATAAGGATGTATGGGATTATATCCATAAATATTCATTACCTATAAATCCCGAATATGATTATCGCAAAAGAGTTGGATGTATTGTTTGTCCGAAAGCAAATTTCAATAGCAATTACATAGGACTTATAAAATATCCAAAACTTATTGACACCTTTATTTCTGCAAGAGAAATGAGGAATGACGTTGATTGGTTTATTAATATTGATAAAACTGATTATTTCAATGATAAATGTTATTATATATGTCGGTGGTTAAATCATTCCTTCATGCCGTTCACAAAGAAGCAGGAAGAAAGGTATAAACAGGTAAGAGAAATATATGATAAATTACATAACAAATAATTGTGGCTATCATAGGAATAGACTTTGACGGAACGGTCGTGACACACGACTTTCCCAAAATCGGCAAGGACATAGGTGCCGTGCCTGTATTGAGAAAATTGGTTGATAACGGACACAAACTTATCCTTTTCACCATGAGAAGTGATATTGATGAGGTGACTTCCGATGATTACAACATACACAAACAGTGAGGAAAATATTTGTCGGAAGCCGTAAAATGGTTTACGGACAACAATATACCCCTGTTCGGTATAAACGAGAATCCTGAACAGCATACATGGACACTATCGCCCAAACCTTATTGTCACATATACATTGATAATGCGGCATTGGGATGTCCGTTGAAATATGATGTAAACCTGTCAAACAGAGGGTTTGTAAACTAGAATAGAGTGGAATCACTTTTAATAAAAAGGGAATTGATATGAACAATTTTAAATTATATATCGCCCGTGACGAAGGCAAATGGGATAAAGGTGTACAAACAACAGGAGAACTGAACCTATTTTATGATACCCCGCAACTTCTGTTTGACGTGAAGGACTGGACATCGTACTGGGGTAATGCTCGTAAGATAGCGAATATTCCCTCTTACATGTATCCGCAAGTCAAGGATAAGGAGTGTTATGTTTTCAACAATCTTGAATTATACCAAAGTTTTAACTGATAATAGAGAGGATAGGCAGTTAGCCTATCTTCTCTTTTCGTATTTTCTTTTCATTTTCCTTCTTTCTACCCGTGATATACCCATGCTTTGAGCAATACCGAACAGGATTTCCTTTTCCGAATCGTTAAGCATATCATATACTTCTTCTTTGCTTTTTCCGCTAATCATAGCCATAAAAATCTTTTTCATAATGATTTATTTTAGTTTTTTCTTACAACAATCGCAAATCTCGTCTTTTATAGGTTTTGTAAATAAAGCACCTACATATCCTGCAAGGTATCCGGCTTCTTCTGATGAAGGCTTTATGCCGTAATAGTCAATTATATGACCAATCATGTGTTGTTTTTCATGCTCCAGTGTATTCATAAATTCTTCATCAGACGTACTATGACTGATAATAATTACAGTACACTTGTCGTTTGAATACGTTACACCGTAATTGTATTTTTCAGTCTTTATCTTATCCGTTATCCTGTTCAACAAATGAAAAGGACAGCCAATGTATTCCAGTCTGTACATCGCTCTTAAATAAGAGTATTTATCCACAGAATAGAACACATCAACCGTCCAGTCATATTCCTCAATGTATAGTCTTTGTCGTACCATAGCAATCAGATATAATCCTCCCAAGAGAAAGGTGTTCCACAGGCTATACACTTTGCGTAATACTCGTCAAGAGCACGGGTAGGGCTTCCGTCAACATCGTCAAGATAGTCTTTTACAAACATACAGGCATATTGCTCATTGACTATGGATGAACCCATATAGTCGGCACGTACCATATTCAATACATAAACCTTGTTGTATTCCACATCATTCTTCAACTCAACATTGAATTGCTTCATCAATGCTTCCACTTGATCCTTATCATACGGGTGTATTTTGTTACCGTTCCTGTCTTTCATTTTAGAAACGGCATATTCACACAATTTCTTTGAGAAATTCCATCCATGTTCTGCAAGATATTTTTCCATTCCCGAAGGAAGTTTCTCATATACATCTAATCTCGTTCTTTCCATAGCTTTTGTTTTTAAAAAGATAGCCCGTAGCAAACCACTACGGGCTTAAACCAATTTAATTAGCGTCTACGTCTGGCGTAAGGACCAGTACCTTTGACTCCGCGTCTTTCTCCGTACTCATCATCATCATCCCAAATACGCCCATCATCGTCCATTCTTCTACGCATTCCACGCTCACCGTAACGTCCATCCATTTCCTCCATAGCGTCACGATAGCCTTCTTTATACGCTTTTTCTAATTCCCGGTCCATATCTTCACCTTCAAAGCTACGGCCCATTCCATATACTTTCCAACCCATAGTGTTTATTTTTTATTGTTGTTATTATTATTGTTTGTATGTTGCACGTCAGGCAATTTGATACCAGAAGCAGCAAGTTGTGCAAGTATATCCTTTATCTGTGACAATTCACCTTTAAGTTCCTTCATCTCCTTGTCCTGCTGTGCCTTTTCGGCAAATGCAGGATTCAACGCTGTAAGCATCTCATCGCAGCTTTTGATTACTTTCTGATGGTATTCCACAGATTCCACAACCCTTACACTACTTATTTTCATTGCTTCTATCTCTGCATTGATGGCATCCTTGCTTTCCGATACAACCACATTTCCGCCTACTTGGGAAAAGTCTGCTATACTAAGATTGGCTGGCAACTTTTGAAAATCAAGAGTATCATCTCCAACCTTAACTTTCACATCCACAACCATTTCATTTTGCGGAAGAGGATATGCTGTATATCCGTTCTGATATTTAGGAACAGGATTTGAAACACTTACCACAGTGCCCACATCACATCTTGGGTTTTCCCCTTTATGCAATATGAAAAACTGCTGTCCTTGTCGTATTGATTGAAACATACTTATTCTAACTTTTTAATATCATTTTACAGTGCTTCTAGCCTGTGCGGCAGTAGCAGGTGCAACGATATGATTAACTACTTGAAATATCCCATTACATTTGTCGTAATAGACAAAGTATTTATTTCCTTGTGAAATCTCACTTGATGGCATTTGATCTCCAGAACCGTTTACCAAAGGAACTTTACTTGTCGTGGTTGACGGAGTGTTTGTCAATGTAGTAGCCACAGAAACAAGGTAAGCGTCAGATCCGGCAGCAGGAACATGGTTTACACTCAGAAGTAAGATACCTTGATTAGGTAATCGTCTGAACAGACATGGACTAATACCGTATATAACTTCGGAATTTGTTGTATCTGTTGTAACAGAAGAAGTTCTTATAAAAGGTATCCCTCCAAAGTCTAGCCTATGTACTCCTCTGAAACGGTTAGCAGTATAGCCAGCCATATAAGGATTAAAAAAATAACTCATAACTTTTCCCTTTCTTTAAAATTTTATTATATTTGCATCGGGATAGATAGGAGTAATTAACCTATCGAAAAGGGTTCGCTAACGCCCTTCCCTCCTTTTTCTATGTTAGCATCACTAAAACTAGTTAGCAATGACAAACAAAGATTTCATTAAGAGCATCTCCTTGGAGGGAGAAATTTGGAAGGACGTAATCGGATATGAAGGATTATATATGGTTTCCTCATTTGGACGAGTTATTTCATTAGAGAGACAAGTGCCAAATGGAAAATCATATAGAACACTTCCTTTTACTATTAAAAAACCAAATATCATCAATGATAGAGTTAATTATAAACGATATGAATACCATTTATATAAAGGTAAAAGAGAAAGAAAAGCAATAACTGCACATAGAATTGTTGCTACTGCATTTATTCCTAATCCTAATAATTATCCTTCAATAGACCATATAGATGGAAATCCGTTTAATAATCATATCTCTAATTTAAGATGGTGTACTAACTCTATGAACATGAATAATCCTATAACAAAGAAAAGAATTTCATTAGCTAAAAAGGGAAAATTAAATAATTCTAAGAGTATTCCAGTAGTTCAATTAAAAGATAATGAATTAATCCAAATTTATCCTTCTGCTATGGAAGCTAAGAGAAAAGGATATATTTTATCTTCTGTTTTAGAATGCTGTAAAAGCAAATTGAAACACCATAAAGGATATAAATGGATGTTTTTATCCGATTACGAAGCCCAATTCAATAAGTCAAAGAACTCTTAACTAAACTTTAGCAATTGCAACCACAGTTGTCACCAGCAGCATAACCTGCACCAAAACCAGCCATGAACGGATAACCTCCATAGCAGCAATTAGGATTTGGCACAAAGTATGCTGGAACAGGGGCGGGTGCTCTAAGCTGTCCAACGATATTAGCGGTCTGTGCCTGCTGAGAAGCAGCTAAAGCTAAATTGCTATTTTCCTGTCTCAGAGCATCAATCTTGTTTTGCATTTCACGCATTTCAAGCTGACAGAACTTGTCATTGATGATTGCGCTTTGAGCATCAATCTTAGCAGATATGATGTTGAACTGAGTGTTTGCATTGCTAGTCAGAGTGTTGGTCTGCTCTACAGTAGCCAATCGGCTATCGCATCCTTGACGTTCGATAGCGGTACGGATATCACAGCAGCAAGAAGCAAGCTGAGAACCTATAGCTGCGCTATTGGACTGAATTGAATTGATGATCTGTTGAGAAGAAAGACCTACCTGATTACCAACTTGCTGAATCTGTCCTTGAATCTGGCAGATAGCATTTTGCAACTGTTGAGTAGAGCAACTCAAAGAGCTAGCCAACTGGTTGATAGCTGTTCCGTTTCCTTGAATAGCGTTCATCAACAATTCACGTCCTGCTTCATTGTTCAATTGAGCAGGGATTCCGTTTGCTCCATTGCCAAACCCGTTACCGAATCCGTTACCACCCCACAGGAAGAAGAGCAGGATAATCCAGATCCAATAACAACCAGCACCACCCCAAGCGTCTTGATTTCTGTTACCATTCATCAAGGCTGCTACAAGATTGGGGTCTAATCCTTTATTCTGCAACAGTGCAGGAATCATTGACATAATACCTGCGCTTTCTCCAGCGGCAGGATTGTCGAACATAAAAATTTTGTCTGAACCCATAATATTGTAATTTAATGTGTGTGTGTATTATAACTCCCGTAAAGACTGTGCACTCATCTTTACGAAAGTAAATTTACAACATGGGTGGTCTAAACAAAAATAAAAATTTCGTAGTATAACTTATTGTGTTTCAGATAGTTTAAACTTGTTAAAATAAGTTATTTACTTGTGAGTTGTTTTTCCTATTCGTATATTAGCGCAATAATTTTAAAATAGAGGAATTGAAGATGAAAGAATTAAAAAAATGGAATAATAATCCAATAAAGATTACGTATTTAATACCTAGTGGAAACAAGTACGCTTATATAAAATTAGGTGACACTGTTGATCTGATGAACGGAACATATAAAATAACCGCTTTGGATAATGAAGAAAACATTTTCCAAGCGGTTAATATGGAGAATAAAGATGATTGTGTTACAATGTATGCGTATGAGGTTGTCTAGTTTTCCTAGTTTTTAGTCTTGTATTTACCCCTTGACTTCTTTGGACGTATAATCCCGTTGTTTTTAAGAGCATCCAATGTTTCTTTCAAATAAACGGGCTTTGTCATTCCTTGTACTCTCACAGGAGATAATAACGGTTGTACGGGATGAAATTTAGTGCCTTTATATGTAAGTCTTGCAAACTCTGTGTCGCTCACATCAAGATACTTAATGGCATTTTCTCTATCAAAATAAGACGGTATGATAGTGGATTTGTTTATTGCGTCAGTAAGGAAATTGAACTGTTCCGCATCAACATTCGAGTTTCCGCTTTTCAATGCTAGAGATATTCCGTCAAGTAAAGAGGCTAATATCGTGTTGTAATTCATTCCCATGTCCTACTCAATAGATGATATGTTTGCTGTTCCCGTAACACTTACCTTGCTTCCCGGTGTGACTGAAAAATATTCCACCGTTCCTGCCGGGAGAAGCATTCCTGTTGGTGCTATTCTGCTTGATCTGCTTTTCGTTTCCTGTACCAATGAGATACGGCATCCATCCGATGTCGCTACTCTTATAAGGTTTGACAATGCTGTGTATTCCTTGTCGGTTACATCTTCCGATGCTGATATTCTTGCAGCTACTAAACCTTTTAACGCTTCATCCTTTGAAGCGTTTTTGGTGGAGAAATACCCACCTATCTGTTGTTTATCATTGTTTTCCATATCCTTTCAAGTAAGATTGTTTCACACTTTCGGCAAACTCGTTCAGCTTTACATAATCCGGGTCAAGTTTGTTTAAAATACCTTTTCTGAGAGCCGCTTCTTCCTCTCCGTTTGGAAATTCATCCTTTATGGCGGCATCTACCGTTTTGTCGTATGATACAGGGTTCTTTACACGCTGTACATCGGCTTTCCACTTTTTGACGAACTTTTCCTGTACAATATTTCCCATATCGTCCGTTTCGGGTTCGTCAACTTGTTCAATGTTTAAATGAACATTGCTATATCCAGTGCCTAAATCAAAGATAAAGGCAGGCTTCTCGTCAAAAATCAAACCTCTTTCCATGTTGTTGTATTTCGTTTATTTTTTGAATATTCCCTAGAACATGACTTGCACATCCATGACCTTCCATGCCCTTTTATTAAATAAAAATCATCAATAGGAAGTTCCCTCCCACAAACTTTACAATATTTTATATTCCTATCTTTTACAGTTGGCAATATTCCGTGTAACTCCCAGTTATTTAGTGCTTCTATATAAGCATTGCTAGCTTGTTCTGCTGTCGAGAAAACCCCTAAATAATATCTTGTACGGTTAATAGAAATACACGAACCGTACTTATTTATGTTTTTGTAATACTTAACGCCTCTTCCGTATTTGTTAGTCTTGCTTCTTGCTGTATTTTCTCTTGTGTGTATTTGTCTTAAATTAGACAATTTATTATTCGTCTTATTTCCATCTATGTGGTCTATAACCAATTCATTATTCCTTTTATTAAAGGAATTAAATACAATGGTATGCACTTTATATGTATGTTTCTTTCCGTTTTTACTCAATACTACACTCATATATCCACTTTTTTCAAGATGTGTTTTTAACTTGACACCTGTTTTTAAAGAAAAAATATAGCCTTCGTCTGTAACACAGTAAAGACCTTCATAATTTACTACATTTACTATATTCATATTGTTATTATTTTTAATGCAAATATAGCAAAATTATTCGTATTACCCTAATAAACTATCCGCATTTGGTTAGATTTTTATTATGCAAACTTAAACATTATTAATATATTTTGCAAGTTTTGGGAGGGGGATTTTTCACTTCGTGAAAAATTAGGGTTGGGTTATTGTACAACGAAAGCCGCCACCGATGTTCGTGCTCGTGGTCGAAGGAGCAAGGTACAAAAGACCATTCCGCAGAGAACAACGGCCGTCGTACGACCTACCACCAAAGCAAACACCACGCCTTCCAATCTTACCCGCACCTGCATTTCCCGTAAACCAGTTGTAATGGCATTCCCCCGTGTGAAGATTGCTTCCCTTGACCTCTCCAATAAGCGAGTTCTCAAAGTTCTTCGTTATGTATCCTTCACCTATAGCCATAGAACCGACAAAATCATACGTATTCTCAAAACCGTAAGATTCCCCGGGATTCTTTTCTGTGGCCACATTGTCCGTAGTCAGATTGTTCACGTCATAGGTCTGATAGATGTCTATGGATGTGGAATCGTGCATGACACAATCTATCCCACTGTACCACATCCATATATCTCCCCACCCGGCAATACGTCCGCGAATGATAGGCTGTGTGAAGCATATCTCTATTTCACGGTCTGTCACTTCCGCATTGTCAGGAATACTCCATCCGCTGGTTACAGTTGCATTGACAAACTTGGCTACGATACCCGACATCTCCCCGTCAGCCAATCCGTTATGACCTTGGAAGTTGTAATATTTGTATTTTGTGCTTTCATATTCAAACTCGGTGTCGGGAGAGACATTGTGTTCCTTTGCGTATGACATGGCAAGCTGTGCTTCAAACATCTTCATGCAAGGACGGTAGTTGTTTATGAGTTGTGAAAAATTGTAAGCAGTTCCTGTTTCTGATGCTTTAAATCCTTGCCCGTTCAACTTGTAATATACATAGGTCTGACCGTCCGCCTTCTTGAATCTGACGCCTGTCATTTTTCCCCAGCTTGACGCATCGGGGGCTGAATCGTTTGATGATATTCCTTTTCCGCAAACAGACTGTGCGTGCAGGTCTTTTGTTCTGAACTTAATGAACAGAAGCGTGCACCATACTTCAAGGTCAAGGGCGAACGCATTGGCGTAAGGATAGTTCTTCGTGATGTCCTGGTTCTTTGCCCTAGCGTATTTCTCGTAATCAAAACGTGATACACCTGTCGTAGGCCATCCATTTCCTTCCATTATGTTCACGCCTAGATTTCCTACTGATGTTGTTCCTTTTACCGTGTCGTCAAAAATAGATCTCTGCTTCCCATCCTTTATCGTGGAGTAACCGATACTCATTCCGAACGGTTTTATCTCTATGGCCGTATCGCCACCGTATGTAAACGGAGCGTCACTGACTAGCCTTCTTTCGTATGTATCATCCGTTCCTCCGTTGATTATCCAGAAAGGCTTGGTGTTTACAAGCATGATGTCACTTCCGTCATCTGTTACATCAGTTCCGTCAATAACAATCTTTGACGGGCTACCATCAGCCATTTTGAAGAAATTGGTCTGATCCAGAAATCCTACTACCTTACCGTCCTTTACCTTTGCCACACGGAACGAGTTGAGGATGGGATGGGATTGCTTGAACTCTTCCTTTCCTATCCATGTCTGAAAGGCTGGGTCTGCCTGTCCTCTTCTCATCTCCACTCCATATATGTTCCCCTGCTGCATCTTTATCTGTTCGAGAAGCGTTTTGTAGTCATTGGTGAAATCATTTGTGGATAACTCCTTACCGTCCACCTTGTCTACCTTCTTGTCTAGGGCTGATTTCTGTGCGGTGGATACGGGCTTTTCGGCATCGGACGTATTGTCCACATTTGCAGACCTATATTGTCTTTCGTTATATTGACATTCCCTGTCCTGTAAGACTGTTCGGCATTACCTTTCACGCCTATGACGGTATTCTTCTGTGCGCCTTTCTCTATCCCGTCAAGTTTGGTTTTTAACTGGGTAGTAAAGTTATTGTCTGTATGCACATAGTTTTCGTCCATTACCATGCCTTGTCTTATCTTGGACACCGTGACGGATTTGTTCTCTTTAGGGTCCCCCGTCACGCATGGTATCATCTCTTCTCCCGTAGCGGTCTCAACGGGAGGCATCTGTGAAATTTTAAGATTATCTTCCATTATATTATTCCGTTAATATTAAACCATCGTTTTCAAGCAATATGCTGTATCCATTTTCAGTGATTACGGTATTCCGAAGAACCTCTAGCGTTATCCTTGAATCAGCAAACTTCCATGAATTGTCAGAAAACGGCATATACCCGTCTTTCTTTACAGACAGCGACATCGTGCTATTTGCTATACCCCGTACTTTCACTGTACCGTCAGACAACGTTTTGTACTGTACACCTCCCACCGTAACCGTTGCGTCCTGTATGGGTGAGCCTGATACGTCCACCACCGTTATCGTTACGATAGCCTTTGGTATATAGTAATCAATCAAATCCTGCTCGGTGAATCCGTCAGTTTGTTGGGTGGGAACGGAATCGAAGCCGATGGAGTTGTAGAAAGCTGAACTAATCCATCCGCTATCATGGTCAGTATTGCTAAAGAATACAGGAGTTTTAGTTTTATCACCTGTCACATCATTGTTTACTATGGTGATTATTTGCTTTTTGTTTAACAAAGCGGAAACTATTGTAGATTCATTCAGTGTTCCATCAATATAGGTCTTGCCGTTTGAGTTCCTACTATTATAAGCAATACTACCTTTGTCATTGAATACGGCAAACAGCCAAGGTTCAGTAGTATTCAGTCTTTGGTCATAGATAAACTTTCCATCAATGAACGGATTGATAGTTACAAACAACACCTTCACGCCCTGCTGCAAGTTCTCCACAACACCGTAATCATCCACTCCATCAGTTATTAGGGCGTTGGGATATTTAGGCAGGAACTCTATTGTTACGTCCATATCTCCTATATCCCCTGTAACTCCTATGGCGTTATGCAATGAAGTGGTTCCTTCGGGATAGGTTAATGTCACCTCATGTTCCCCGTTGTCAAAAGTATAAAATCCGCCATTTCTGTTTACCAAACTAACTTGTCTGCCATCAGAAAGACCTGTAACCTTAAACTTATGCGTTGGGTTAGAGTTTGCCGGAACTATGTTTACCATGTCATCCGTAGTGGATAGTTTTTTAGTAATATGAATAATTCTGTTATCCGTAACAGTAACATTTGCTTTATCGGGTAGAATATTGGTGCTAGAAATGTCATACCCTCCCACACCGCTCATTGCCGCGAACAGGAAATTGTTCAGTTTCAACGGTCTGTTGTTTCCACTGAAATCCTGCAAGTATGGATTGGCTTTTAGTATCTCGTTGGTAGGAACGGATTGTCCTGACGGGAGCTGGGTAATGGTGATATTACAAGCACCGACTATGTTTATACTCCTAAAACCTATATTTCCTGTTACACTATTAATAGGTTCTAGTATATAAGTTCCATTTTTAGGCATTCTTACCAATGGGTTGTTATTATACCCCCATGCTATTTCTTGACCGTCCAATAATCCATCTACCGTAATCGTTATGCCATTAAACTTTTTAGATTTGGCGATATATATACACGCATTATTTACGGCATCAAAATTTGTTATATTGACGCTCTTGTTTGTCACGGTATATTTTGCTCCTGTGAATTTCGTCCAATCATTAAAGTTTTCCGCATAAGTATCCACAGGCTTTGACATATCATACCAGAACACCATGTGCTTTGGTATCCATTTTTCTATCACCTTGTTTATATCGGTCTTTCCTGTACCTGCTGACTTGACAAGTCCAAGTTTTCCTATGTTAAAAAGCCCTATATTTCTCATTTTTTGTCCATTTTAACCCACTCATCAGATAAAAGCAGCTTCTCAAACTCTCTTGTGCCAGTGTCGTATGTGTCGTAAGGGAAAGGGTGTTCCGTTCCGTCCTCAGGTAACGTCATAGGCATCACTTCAATAACCTTATCGGTATGGATCATATAATACAGACTGTCTGTCGATCGTCTGAAAACGGACAGGTCATCTTCCGAAAACATAATCTCGGCATCTATTTTTGGTACTATGGAAAACTGCATATTATGAATTTTATCTATTATCGCAAAGATAATTAAAAAAAAGTTAAACGTATTGGTTGCATACGGTTTTATGTCGTATATTTGCTGAAAATTAAAAAAAAATATAGCGATGAATGTACTGAGCCTTTTCGATGGGATGTCGTGCGGACGGATAACACTTTCCGAACTTGGCATTCCTGTAGAAAAATACTATGCGTCCGAAGTGGACAAGTTTGCCATAAAGGCAACCATGCAGAACTTTCCTGACACCATACAGCTTGGTGATGTAAGAGAACTTGAAGTAAGCAGAATGGATAAGATAGACTTGATAATCGGAGGATCGCCATGTACGAACCTGTCCATGTCCGGCAAGAGAAAAGGGCTTTCAACGAAAGAAGGCATGGAGGTTTTAGACTTGCAAACGTATCTTGAATTGAAGGAGAACGGTTTCGAGTTTGAAGGGCAATCCTATCTGTTTTGGGAATACATACGTATATACCACGAACTTATTGAGCGTGGTGACAATCCCAAGTTCTTCCTTGAAAATGTGGAAATGGGAAAGAAATGGGAATCTGTGTTCAATGGACTGATTGGAAACAAATTCAAACAACATAAAGCCCTAAAATCCGACCTGGGAGAACTGATAGGTACAGCTACGGCTAATAAGAATGGATTACCTTTGCACCGCACATGGCGTTGTGCATATCAGGATCGGGTGGCACCGGCTTGTACCGGACCACCCGTTTTTTAATCATGTCAAAGATACGGTTTTCCAATTACTCCAACTGCTTCTAAACCATTTCACTCGATATTTATAAATAGATCCGCTATAATTATATAGATTCTGAATACAACCGGAATCAGGTTTGCCGATTACAACTAATACACAATTACGAACATATTCTAATTGTGAAGATTCTGATAATACGTATATTCCGCTAGATTGCATAGAATCTAATTTGTCTTGAGATTCTATGATTCTAACATCTCTGAACCTTAACCACGTATCATTTATCCCGATAAGTTCTCCCAGTACTGAGGCATTGGCTTTCAACGCCTCACTTAATTCCATCTTTTCCATAATATTTTTTATTTACCAGTTTCCAAATTGTTTTTCTTATAATCCTGCCATGAGTCGGCAAGCTGCCCCACCGAAGCGGAAGTGTAGAGGTCAAGTATATGAATCTCGTCATCGGCAAGCTCCACAAGCTCGTTCCGATAGATCTTCTCCGCAAGTACGTGCGCCGGAAGACCGGGCACGTTCCTGTAAATGCCGTCAGCAATATCCTTACGGATATCCGCTATCACCATATCCTGTCTGTCTATCCCCGTGAACAGGGGAAATTTTGTAAAATCAACTTTCATAATATTCTTAATTAAATTCATACTGTTATCCGCAATAAAACATAACCCAATAATTGCCCATACATTTAACGAATCCGGACGCATAATCCAGATCAATGGAGGACATCTCTTTTCCTCCGGGGGCAGGCAGGATGCGCCCGCCTGTCAGTCTTACCCCGCCGCTCATACGTTTGAAGTATATGGTATGTCCCGGAACATCCGGAGGAAGTGTCACTTTTATATTACCCGTATTAATAAACATCACATTGTCATCATTGTTATTCAGGGAAGTGCTGACGGATATGTTCCTCCAGTTCCCCACTATGCCACGAAGAGACACATAACTGTTATTGTTCGGATGAAGGAAAATGTTACCCCCCTCCACGAACAGAGGAATGCTCAGGGTCTTGATGTGCATCCCGATCATGGCATTCGGACTCTGTATGTCAATTCCGGCATCATACGATATCCCTTCGATTGTGACAAATTTCGTGTTCCCTCCGATTTTCACACGTGCAAGTGTCCTTTCGTTATAAAACTCTATCTGTCCGGCGGATAGGTTGAAACCGACATGGGAATCCGTCCCCTCATAAAGAGTTTTTGAGGACAACATGCCGGAATCTATGGAAAACGGACCGATACGTCCGCTATCCGCCGTGATTTTTCCGCTGATGTCCACATTGACCGCCCTGATACCGTCCGCATCAATCATGGACGCCTTGATCTTCTCGGTCAACAACAGCTTGGTGGCGATAAAAGTCCAGCTCTGTGCTACTTCCCAGTATTTTATTTTTCCCGAAGCCACATTCTGTTTGGGGGTTTCCGTCGATACCGACGTATGCGAACGGATGCACAGGTACAGCAGGTTGTCATAAAGTACAATGTCGTAAAACTGCTGCCCTTGCTTGCCCTCCAGGTAAGACACAGACGCCTCCCATACACGCATACGCATGCGCGCCCCCTTATCTCCCTTGTCACCTTTTGGAGCAAAACTGACCTGTCCGGTTCTAGTCACCAACGGCATATCACCTCCTTATTCCTTGGTTGTGATGGTCCATGCCACGTTGCCTCCTGCCTGCTGGCACATGTCCCAAGTACACGTGCCGGAAGTGGCTGCTGTACCGGAAGTAGACGGGTTAAGGACTACTCCTGCACTGTCCATGAACACGAAATAGAAAGTCATGTCCTTGTACTTGGTGGTACTTCCACGCTTGACCAGAATGGGCTTATAGACCACCGTGTCACCACTTTCCCGGATGGTCTCGTCCTCGGGCGTGGGATTCAGGATCAAATCAAACGGATCGGACGCATCCATTACGGACTGCGTGTCCTGACCGATGAGCTTGCCGCCCTGGTACACCTCCGCCTTGAACACACCTGTCGTGTCAACCATATCGTTGGTGACGGTCAATGTCTGTGTGGTCTTTCCGCTCAGCACGCTCCACGCACCGTTGACCTGGTTGTACCACTTGTACGCCAGTCCGGTAGTGATCTCGTCACTGCCCATGCGCGCTACGGCTTTCAGAATGCAGCTCTGCCCTTTGTCCCGAAGGGTAAAATACTTGTCGTCACCGGCAATGATCGTCACATGCTTTTGGTTTCCGACCCCCTTGGTGATGGGGATGCTATAGACGAACTGGACGGTGTCGCTGGTATTCCCTATCGTCACGGTAGCTTCACCCTTGATGGTACAAGAGGCCGCTCCGCTCGCCTTGACCAGATTCTTGACGATCTGCAATCCGTAGTAATCCGTCGTACCGGGCTGGTAAGGGATAAACTTGAAATGTCCCGTCTCACCGCCAAACGTGTTGGTGGAGACATTGCCCGAGAACTTGATCTCGACATCATTGAAATACCATTTCATGGAGGAAGGAACCATCAGCCCTTCCGCCACCCGCGAAGAGGTGAGAATGAAGGACAAGACGGGCTTGAGCGAAGCGAAATCCGGTGCGATGTTCGTCGGCGCGGACGCTTCGCCCATATACTCCTGATACAGATCTCCCTGGTTACACTGGATGGCAGGCATGTATACGCCGCCCTTTTGCGAAAATATGACCTGTCCGGTCGCGCTGGCCAAACTCATGACGCTCCTCCTTCCCCGGTCGTTTCCGTACTATCCGTGCCTTCGGAGCTTTCGGTGTTGTCCTCCCCCCAAGAGGCAGGTGTGAATACTTCGACGGGATGGTCCGTACCGTCTATCTCTTCTTTCGCCGCCTGCGGGGTCAGGCAGATGCCGCCCGCTTCCTTGGCCCTGTCAAATACCGTGTCGCCGGGGAAACGTGCCACGTCCGCCTGCCACAATAATACATTGCCATCCGCTGTCCTGTTGCGGATATCGGTCAGATGCAACCGGTCGGCAACCTCCTTCGTTACTTTAATGTAAAATGCCATAATTCTATTGTTTTTAATGTTATCCAAATTTTCTTACTACTACCGCCTTGCCCCCCTGTGTGAGCACCTTGCCGCCTTGTGTCAGCGCCACGTAAGGGCCTCTGTCCTCCACCTCCAGCTTTAACATCATGCCGTTGCTGAAAGGTATCCTGGGAGAGTATCCGTCGGCAACCTTGGCATATCCGGCATCTCCGCTCTTCTTGACGTACCAGTGACAGTTAAACATGGCGGATGGATTCGGGATAACCCCCATGGTATCCCGAATGACGGGTCTGGGAAAGATGGCGTAAGTCCCATCCGGAACACCCGTAGGTACGCCCTCCCAGTCGGCTTCAATCTTCGGAATCCTGCGGCGTATCACCGTAGAGACTGCCGGGTCCGATGTGCCCGGGGTTGATGCCGGAGTCCCGGAAGCCGCATAGGTGGCCTTGCAGACAATCGTGATGTCATCACCTATATAATTGCGGTCAATCTTATATACATTCTTGTTCAGTGATACAAACTCCCAGTCGTTGTCACCCGCTCCTGTGGTTATCGCCTCCAGCGCTCCCGTAGACAACAGACGGTACCAGAAGAACTTGCATTTGCCCGTAGCCGTCACGTCCGTGTCGCCTACCATCAGTTTAGCCGTGATGGTCTGTGCGGTGATGTCACGCACCGGGTTCCAGTCCAGCGTGGACGGGCTGTCTATCGTCAATACGGGGATCGCATCCGTACCGTCAACCGCGCGGACAAGACGGCTCATCTGAAAAGTAAACAGCTGTCCGGTACGTGTGTCGGCATATTCCGCGTAAAACTCCAGCGTGACGGGTTTTAGGACGGTGACATTTTTTTTCATTTTGATCTGTCCCTTGCTGTCACCGGACTCCGTAATGCTGTAGCCTGTGTTTGTCGATGTGATAAGTGTGCGTGTGGTTCCGATGCGCTCGTACCACTTCATGTTGGTCAGCCTGGAGTTGACCGCCCCGATTTTAGTCACCGCTTCCGGATCGGTGGCGTTGCACCGCGGAAACAGGACCAGCGGTGTCAGCGTATAGTCCGGAGTGTATTCAGCTTTGTCAGCCTGGTAGACCTGCATGTCCGGCACGCTGCCCACCACCTCGATGTTACAACTGGTTTGTAACAGCCGGTAGTTGATTTCTATTTTTCGTTGCTTTGTTGCCATTGTATAAAACCATTTTAAAATGTTACAAAATTCTCCGCCACTTCAAACTGCTGCCCGTCACGCAATAACGCCTGTGCTTTAAACGTACACACCCGCATGTTGGTATAATTCGGTCCGAGATCATCTATCGTCAGAGGAAGATTTTTCCCGGCGCCGGCACGCTTCACCGCCCATGCGTTATCTTCTGATACATTCCCGGTATCACGCGTCCAGCTCACATCAGCGTCAAGTATATGATCTGTCACGTCACGGTTGTACAGCTTGCCGGTAATATATAGCGTTGTGGAAAAAGTCTCGATATCAAAATACCACCCCTTTGTGCTGCCGATCTCTATCGTAAATTCCGGGTTCCCTTCCAGCATCGCCCATCCGGCCGCCGCATATTGCGGTTCGTCGGCTGTTCCCGTCATCAGGCACTTCCATTTGCAGCCGTAGTGCCAAACCGTGTCCGCCCGCTCCTGCGTATTGGTGTAAGGATTGTCAGAGGACGCGACTTCGGCCGACCAAAAGCCACGGTCCACCAGTTCCTGTACGGGCAGTCCCTGCCAGTCCACCCGGTAAAGTTCACCGAAGATGCCGGCACGGGCGAATATGTACGAGTGCTTATAGTTGACGGGGAGATTGTCAAACAAATCCAAATTGGGCAAACGCCCCAATATCATGTAATAGTTGTTCTGTTCCAAGACAGGCTTCGTTACTCCTTCCAGCCAGACAAGACATTTATCCGTGGTGGCGGACAAATACCAGTAGCTTTGCCTGTCCTCATTGAAGGCGTTTCCTCTTCTGGTAATGATCGTCAACTCTGTGGGAGGATAGTTTTTACCGCCCGGCACCTCACTGTCCGGGTATGACAACACCGAGATGGAGTTGGCCGGGACATTCTTGGACAGCACGCGCATCCACGAGGCGTAATACTCCCCCGTTGAAAAGAGGTTGTTTACAATCCCGTACACTATATCACCCTCCTGGAATGCGGTGAAGTCATTCTCCCAGCGCTTGCGCAATTTCAGGGTATAAGTTCCGTCGCTCTCTAAAGCCACGGACTCAATGACTCCGTTCTCGGAATATGAGGTGTCGCCTTCCTGCGCGTTCAGACGGTTATAGATGATTTCCTTGAACACTGCGGAGCCGCGTACCTCAAGACGCTCGAACTGACCGCGCCCGTCAGGATAGATACCGGCACCTTTACCGGCAATCATGGAGTCGATGAACTTGCCGTATTCAGCACCTTTCAAGAAAGTGATAAGACCGTTGGCGGTGTCTGGTTTATCCTTCCGTAAAAAATGGTCGATAACAAACAGACCTGTCAACATATCATCATCCCTAATATCATCATACTCTGTTTTGGTTCCTACAATACGCTTTAAATCGTTCCCACTAATTTTTATCCCCTTCAAAAAATTAATCACCCCTTGCGCTTTATCGTCATTTAAAGCGGAAATAAACCAATTTAATACAGGTGTGTTCTCATCTAGCGTATATGCGGAGTTGGCATGAACGGTGTTGATGACATCGTTGCTTGTTCCTGTTCCTGTTCCTGTTCCGCCTAATGTTACATTTGTCGTATTCTGCGTTGAAGCCGTTTGATTTTCCTGTGCCAACCGTTCATAGAAAGACAGTATCTTTCTTCTTGCAATGGTGCATGAATATGACGGGAACATATTTTCCTTGGAATATTTAATTTCCAAAGACTGTATCTGCAACTGCATATCCACTATCTGACCGTTATCAGAGAAATCGAACACGCCTATTCCATCATCCCTTACCTTTAGCATATTTCCTTCTATGAAGTCAATGAAAAGGTTAGGATGCTCTGCGACAAATCCGCTAGATATGTCAAGTGAAACGGTTCGGTTCTCATGGTCATATCTTGACAGGTAGTCAAGAGCCGCCTTTTCAAGCGTATTCTCAGCCATTGTCACATACGATTCGGGCATGACAATATTCAGAATGACAAATTCCGTTCCTGCTGCAATTGAAGGAGATTTACCATCCGTATAAAGGGGAAGTTTGGCGTTGTCGCTATCTGTTCTGTAGCATGATATTTTATATCGTGCCCCCTTGTTGAACATGGCAACATCCTCTTCCGTTTCCCCCGTATCACCGTTCACCTCACCGTAAAGAGGAATAATACCGTTTTTGTTTATCTTAAATTCCGTTCCCGTATAAGTTCCTGTACGCATACTGAACACCGCGTCCGTTACAGAAGCGTATTTGTAATAGAACCTATCCTGTGAACCGTCCCGATTACCGAAATGTATGTTGCAGGTCATTTCCTCACTAAATCCGATCTTACAGCTTCCGACAGGAACATCAGAATCAAACGTGAACTCAACACGTATGGTGACTGTCGTATTCTGACCTTTTTCTATATATCCTACAAGAGCGGTCTTGTCGTAAGGTATTTCAAGCATACCAGTAGCACCTTCCTCTCCGATAACAACCTCTTTCAAAGGAGAAGCCTGACCCAATACACGGTTCGTAACCATACGTAGATTAATCTTCACCTTTCTCCCTACAGCATCACTTCCTATAGGTAATATACTGAAAAGCATCTTCCCGGAGAATGTGGCAGTAACCTTTACAGGCTGGTCATAATATGCCCTTGTACTATATATATCAAAACTCTCAAAATCCCTGTACTTGTCAAACATAGCATGGGGCTTGTACTGGGGCTGCACATTGTCGTTTATCTTGTCGGATGAATCACCGTCCTCATATACCTTGTACCCTAGGTTGAATCCGGGAGAGGTCATATAAATGAAGAAACTGTCACTATCATCACTCTTTATAGGAGTAGAACCGATAATCTTGTCTATCCGTGTAGATGCGCTAGCACCCTCACCTGCCACCTTTCCCGATTGAGGATCGGGTTCTCCGTCCGCCTTGTATGTATCCCATTCGGGAAGTCCTGACGGGTACAGATCGCCAAGCTTTTTCCCTCTGATGGAAGGATATATCCCACTGAACGTGTTTGATATGGTTTTCCCTCTTACACCATAGTTCTTCAATCCGTATTCGCTGTCAATATAATATCTTATATTCCCGTCAGAATCATTCGGAAGAAGGATGTACGGGCAATAACGTGATTCATCGGCAGGCTTAGCGTCCTTCTTGTATTCAGGCGGAACGTTCCTGCTTCCGCCTTGTGGTATGATTCGGGTTATGACAGGTGTGCTTGTATCTACAGAAGAGGAAACTTTTACAGCACCACCACCGTCACCCTGCTTGAATGTCCAGTTTACGGACGGTCTTGTCTTGTCCGTAATGGTTATTATCCCACCGTTCGCTGTCGTTGAGAAGTAATAATTGAGATAAAACTTGTCATAGAAGTTCTTCAATGCTTCAAACAGGTTGGTGCCATCGGTTATGTCAATCATATCCTCTGTCAGTTCGCCTTCTGCATCCACATTAAGCGTCCATGTGCCAATGCCTGTATATCCTGCACCCAATGACGCATTGTAAGACTGTATATTCGCTTCTATACGTGCTGCAAGCTGTTTTGCATCACCCCAAAATTGGAACAGACCGCCATGTGTGTATCTTATCTTGTTTATCTCACCGCCTGTTCCGCTTACTATGTCAAGGAATGCCACATTCTGCAACAATACTTCCTTACCGTAAAACAGAAGAGAGTATTTGTATTTTCCTGCTTCATTAAGATTATCTCCCGATGGGGCTTGGTACAGGATGAATGTATTACCGTTATATACGACTGTATCGTATTCCGATTCACTCTTTGAGTTGTATGCCTTGAACTCTATCGGAACAACGGAAACGACTTCACAAGTCAATTTTCTCACTTCCTGCAAAGACGGGCTGTATGAAAAATCAGCGCTCTCCGCAATAACCCTATTTCCTCTTTTAATCTGTAAAATCATTGGTCTTTAAAGCGTTGGTTGGTCAATACTGAAATTTAACGAAAATGTATAGGCGGACACAAGTCGGTCCGGGTTCTGCAAGTCCTGAACGTCCTGATAACTCAACTTTGCGCCTGTTTCAAAACCCGTGCATCTTATCACCTGCTTTGCCGATTCCCCCCATATATCATTCCATATAGAGAAAGAGGATGAACCGTATGGCGTACCGGGAGTGGCAGGTATCACATTGGTTATATATGAATAGAACGAACGGATATTCGTCTTTACCGTTTCCACATCTCCCAAAGCGGCAAATGTTATGCTTCCTTCCGTTGGCTGGTAAACAGGCGTGACAGGTTCGTACACCTTCTGACCGTTCTTGTCATACCATTTTTCGGCATAGGCTTCCTTTCTTGTCGGCAAATCCCATAATCCCTTGCTTTCAAGTATATACAGCCTGTATGTGGCATACAAATCCTTTGCCGTATCGCTTCCTTTCTTTATAAAATATTTAGATATAGACATCCGTTCAATTTTCAATTAATGCAAAATTAGAAAAAATATTTTAAAAAACAATCAACTTCACAAATTATTTGGTAGTAATATAGAATATAACCTAGTATTTTTACCTAAAATATAAAGCTAGGGAATGATATCATTTTATAACCCATTTCCCTAGCTTTGTATATTGAAGTTTTAAATCCCCTTCTTTGCCTAATATAAAGACAAGGTTTATAGTAGTAAGATGAGTTGGAATGACGTAATTAACCAATTTGTATTTAGGAATTATATGAAGTGAATTATCCCCTATGTTTATGATGATAGAATCACCGTCAACTCGCACAGGTGGGGTTAGTCCGTATTTGTATTTGAATCCTTTGATCACTTCATCAAGATCTTTAGTTATCACAATTCCATCATATTTTCTAGGACGTTCTATCTTTAATTCAGGCATTATGGGATACTCTTCCTTTATCACCTCCTCTTTTTTCTTTATGTTTTTGGGTATAATGTGCACTTCATCCCATATAAGTTCCATCTGCTCCTTTATATCATGTATTTTCTTGCGTGATTTCTTTGTTTCATATACTCTTACAACCTTATCCCACATATAGCTTTCTGGAGAACGTTCAGATTTGGCTTTCTCGCGGTTTATAAGTGCCGTGAAATAGTCAAGCATGGTAAAATCCCTTCTCTGATAATCTGGATCTGTAAGTATTTCTTTTAAGATAAGGGTTTCCTTGTATATAAGCCTGTCTACAAATTCATTAAATTTCGATTCAACATCCTTTTTGGTTTTTAAGGAATATACTACCCCTGCTAAATCAAGTGCATAATAATCTTCGTCAGCATGGTATATAGCTATTGCCTTTATACCACGAAGGTAAAGTGTTATCCTTTTATCCAAATATTTTTTCATATCTTACATTATCTGTCTTCTCATTCTTCCGCATGGTTTTCTCATAATTATTCTTCCGTCAACAACTATTTCTTTTCCCTTTCGTCCTGGCTGCCTCAAATTGTCAAGCGTCAATGGTCTGCCTAAATTTGATAACAGCGCATATATTTTATCTATACGGTTCATCTTTCGTGTATTCTGCTGGAATACCTTTTCATCAATATAACGCTGTAAGTGGTATTCCGATACTGAAATATATGTTCCGCTTATCTCTCGTTTAAGGTGATGCCAAAATCCTTCTATACCGTTTGAAGAGCATCCGTCAATACTAAATATACCTTCCGAATGACAGACTTTTGTTAAATGAAGATCATTCGTCAATATATTGTATATATCCGTTTCGTCTGTATATAGCTTACATCCTTTAGCTAACTTTGGGGCAACTTCCTCAGCGACCATTTCACTTGTTACATCGCTGACAATCTTTGCCCACACGAAAGAACCGTCATTTTTCCAAAGTCCTACTACAGCCGACTTGTAATCTGTTTTAGTTCCTAGATTCATGTATTCCTTCTCTTTGCTATGCCTCCATTTATCAATACCACCTATATAACATTCGTCAGCAGATATCTCTTCTGTAAGAAGAAAACTGTCTGGCTGTTCTATACAAGTATCAATACGTGCGTGCATAAACCATGCTGTAGCTTGTGTGACACCTACAAGTTCGGCTAGTTTATATGATGATATTCCGTTAGTTTCAATACAGTAATAGTATACTGCTTTGAACCACAAAGATAATGGAAGATTTGATTTCTCCATGAATGTGCCCGTCTTTATTGAAAAATTTCGTCCGATTGTACGGTCACGATATGTGCCGGGCTTTTTACGTCTTGCTACATTGTAAGATCCTGTAAATGGAGATTGGATGTTTTCACCCCAGCGGAGTTTCTCAAACGCTTCAATACACTGTTCTTCCGTACCGAAACTGTTTTTAAACTCTTTTTCACTGAGCCTTTTGATTCGGTATGTC